TTGTCTAAATATACTAAATTATTTGAATTACCTTTTACCTTTTTTACTTTAATGTAAAAACTTAAAATCTTAGAATTACTATTTCCTCCAACATTAGGAATAACAATTTTAATAGAATTTGGATTTTCTGCTTTTACCCAATTACCAAATGGATTATCAGACCATTCGTAAGTACTATTTTGATCGAATACAGTAGAATTAGCATTAAATTTTCGATTATCTGAATTTAAAGTATAAAACAAAACATCTAAATCTCTTCCTTTTAAAATATATTCATGTCCTGTTTCTAATTCATAATGTTTTACTAACTTATCTAAGTTTGCTTTAGCCTCTGCTTGATCAATACTATAATTAATAGTTAAATTATATTCTGAAGCTTTAGTTTTATTCCAAACAGCTTTAGATGTTAAAGATGCATCTATTACAGTTTGTTCAATAGCTTCTTTTGTTGAACTAATTTCTGATTCTAAAGTTTTATAAGTTCCATCACTATTTTTTAAATATTCTAATACATAAGTACTTACTTGATCAGCAGTATTTTTAATACCAGCTGCATCAAATTCATTATCTTTAAAATAATTGTTAACTGCTTGAGATATTTCACGCTAACCTACTTTTAATTCTGATAATCTTTGTCTAACTCCTGGATCATTTTCAAATGCAGATAATACTGCTTCTTTAGCACTAATTTGTAATTGAGCAGCAGACATATATTTTTCAATTTGTGCTGTTACTTTACATTGTTTAGATAATGTTTTAGAACCAGATTCTGAATAACCTGTATATTTAAGAGCTAAATATCTAGTTCTTGTATCAGGAACTTCTACTGTTTGTTGATTATTAGGATCAATTGTTGTTGTAGGTTCTCCAATTGATCTAATAGCATCATTAGTTAATAAATTCCAATTATCTTCAGAGTAATTAGTATTTGATGCCCAATTACTTGAATTAAATGATGCATTAGAATCTACTATTATAAATTGATAATATATATTTACAGCGTCATCGTCTGTATTTCCATCCCATCTTAAATAATAGCTAGTATCAGGTAAAAAATTATAATATAATTGTGAATCCTTTATTTTAACTAATTTTTTAGTTCCTACTTCTGTACTTTGTTCGAATAATAATTCTCCAACTACTTGCATAGTTGCAGAATAAACAGCGTCTTCAATTAATTTAGAACTTGTTTTTCTTACAGCACTATCTACAACAGGATTAATTTCATCACTAAGATCAGTTTTTGTAACAAACTGTTTCATTGTTTCTGATGCTTCATCCCATCTTTCTCCCATTTCAAGATATTGCTGATTTACTGTATCAACTTTTGATAAAACTTTTTCATACTCACCTTTCATTAAATTTAAAAAGTCAGTAAATTTTTTAACTTCACCAGTACTTCCGTTTGCATAAGTCATAGTGAAATTTTTAGATGCAGTAAGTAAGTCAATATAATTCTCAAATTGAGTCATTATTCTATTGGTAGCATCTTCTTCTGATACCCAAGTTCCTTTTTGACCCCATAATGTTTCAAGATTATCAATTTTTCTGGATAAATCTTCAATTCCTGTTGGAACAATTTCTCCATTATTTAATCTATCTAATAAATCTTGAGCATCGTTTAAAGCATCTTGTGCTTGATTAAGTGCACGATTTGCTTCAGATGCTTTTTGTTCAACAATACCACCTGCTCCAAAATATTGATCGTACATAGTTTGAATCTATGATACTTTATCAATAGCAGATGTAATTTGTTGATCAAGACGTTCTTGAGCTTCTCTTATTAAAATTTGAGTTTGAGTATTTCCTGTATTATAATCATTTACTAATTGATTTGCTTTATTAGTAGCTTCTTCAATAGCAGCTTCAGCAGATGCTATTGCATTTTCAACTGCATTTAATGCTGCCTAATGAATTACTTCAGCATCAATTGCACCTCCCTCAAAATCTGCATTTGCTACAGCTGTTTTAACATCATCATTCCATAGCCCAGATAGTTGAGCTAATGGAATGTTGATATTTTTATAACTACCATCTGATAGTTTTTGTACAGCAGAGACATAAGTAAGATCCTTATTTATGTCTTTTGCATTTATTGATTCAAAACTTGATAATTTTCTGTTCATGACATTCTAATTTTATCGTTATAAGGATTATCATCATATAATTGAGCTTTTTCAATAAGAACTTTATCTTGATCTACTTGAGCCTCAATTGTTTTATAATCTCTGTCTGTTTGTGCTTTATACATATTAACTTGTTTATCGTATTCTATTTTACGAGCATCTAATTGCATACGAGCTTCATTAAGATTTTCAACTTTAGATTTAAGTTGAGCGTTTTCATTTTGAAGTTGTTGTAATTGTTGTTGTGCTTCTTGTAACTGTTGTTGAAGTTGTTGAATTACATTATTCTCTTCCTTCTGTTTCTTTAAAGCTCTTCTAATTTTTATTTTAACATCAGTAGGACTTTTACAAGTTACAATTTCAAATAGAATATCGGCAGGAAGTTGTCCACCTTTAATAAAATCAGGAAGTACTGCTTTTATTTGTTCAAGGTCTTGAACAAGGTCTGAAGTAGTAACTACACTAATATCATAATCAGTTACTGTGAAATGTTCAGGTAAAGCAGTAAATATCTTTTGTCGTTTATCACCTAAGATAATAGTTCCTGTTATTCCTTTTTTGTAAACAACTTTTGCTACATTTAAAGAATCAATAAGTAGTTCAGCAGTAATAGTATCCATTTGATGGAACCATTGTTTAGTAACAATAAATGAGTTTTGAACTCCTTGTTTAATATTACTAACTGCATCACGTTGTTCGATTCCTTGTAGTCTTTCTCTGAATACTCCTGTTATAGAAGAACAATTATCTTCTACATCTTGGATAGCTAATTGAATACCTTGAATAGCTTGTACTTTAATAGTATCATCAAATCCATTAAAAGTTTGATTAAGTGGAGCTTGTCCAGAAGCTATTCTTCCTTCTTGAGCTGTATCGATTAATCCTACTCCGGCTTTTTTGTAACTGATCCATTTAAGCAATCTTTCTGCTGGTTCTGGTCCTAAGTATGTTGGAATAAGGGAAGTATCGATCCAATCACCAACAGTTCCACTATTTGCAATAAGATTATCTCTGAAAAAGTGTAATATGTCATATTTGTCTTGAAGATGTGCACAAGCGAGAACTAATGAATATGGTTCATCGCTTCTATTTAAGAAATATAAACCATTAATTGATAATGTACAATATGCAGGATCGTCTTTAGAACGAACTACATTTTCATTCTTACCTCTTAATATGAAGAAACTATCTTCAGATTGATTATCTCCAATACGAATAGTTTCGTATCTTTGCATAACAAAATCTTTGTCTGTTTCAATCCATTCAACTTCATATACAGGAATTAATCTATAATTAGCATTACTTTTAGCATCAAGTCCAAAAGTACCTTCGAATCTTGCTTGAATACCTTCTGACATTGGAGAAGGAATTCCTTCAAGACCTCTCATATAGAAACTTCCACCTTGGTCTAATTCCTCAAATTCTTCTTTAAGACGAGTAACGTCTTCATCGGATAATTCTTTTCCATAACGAGCTAAAATTTCTGGACGTGTCATCCATTTTCTTACAACAGCTCTATATGAATCTTTTACATAAGGAGATTCAGGGTTTCTATCAATAAAAGTATTACGAGGATCTAATACTTCTATTTCAACATTTGTTTTTCCAGAAGATGGTTTTGCTCTATAAAAAGTATATCCTGTTATAAATAGATCAAGAAGAATTGTTTTTAACTTAGTTAATAAATCAGTTCTTCTACTCTAAAGAATATACTGAATTATATTTTGAGCAGCAACTTCATATTCAGATATGAAGTCTTCCTCTATATCTTCCATTAATTGATCTAATTGTCTTTTGATTGAAGCATCATCCATTGCTTGTCCAGTAATGAATTTTAAAATATTATTTTGTAAATGATGACTCAAAAATTCTTTAAATTGAGCATCTATTTTAAGTTGCTTCTCTCTTTGAATATTTGTTATTGTTTCTTTATCTTTACACGTAATTTTTGGTAATATAGGAGTTCCTAAAAATTCTCCAACCATCGCATCAACGTGTTTTCTTACCAACGGAGTAAATTCAACAGAAGTAGGTGTACCTATTCCGAAATTATCTTCGAGATACTTATATTGTTCAGCGTCTCGTTTTCCATTGTATATATTATACGCTTTCTGAAGTTCAATTTTATCGAATACTAAATCAGAAATCGTTCTATTTGTTAATTTAATTAATCTTTCGTCTTCGTTAGTCATTAGGGAAAACTCTATATAATCCAAATAATTCTACTCTATCTAAACCTCGTGTTCTTAATTCTTCATAAATATATTTTAAAAATTTATCACGAGGAAGCTGTCCATCTATAAATATAGGATTCTGACCACGAAGTAAATCAATCGCAACAGAATATCCAATTGGATATAAAGGCTTAACATCAAGTTTTCCTATAAACTTACATTCATATAATTCTTCAATCATACAAATTATTTCTTTTTTAATAGTCTCTATATCTTGGGTTTGTTTGTCTTCCATATCCATAAGTTTTAGTTGGAGCGGTCATTATTAATTTAGGAGCATACTTATCTGGTATTACACCAAAATGTCTAACTCCTCTTTCATCTTTATAATATCCTATATCGTTATATTTTATTTGCACAGGTGCAACTGCTTTAGGAACTAAAGAACCTAATTCTTCATTACCCATAAGTGCCATACCTGTAGCAGCAATAATATCGAATTTACGTTTTTCTTCGTCACTATATTTGTTTGCTTCTACAAGGAACTCTTCAAACCAAATACTTTGTGAGAAGTCATTTATATAATCTCTTGTTAAATCAGTATGGTGATCAATATTAGCTAAGGTAGCTGGTACACCATATTGTAATCCAGCTCTATGTTTTCTTGTAACATCAGAAAAACAAATACTAGGACGTTTCATTAAATAATTCAACCATCCTCTATCTCTACAATATCCAACTAAAGATACACGAGATGCCTCTATGTTTATTAAACAATTATAATACATTGCTAATTTAATAGCAGTCTCATGTGCTTCTCTTATGTCTTGTGGTCTATCTTTATAAATAGCAACAATTTGTGGATCTTGTATTCCAAATGCTCTTTTATATATTACTATACAGAAATCAGATGGATCTTTTGTATATTCAGATGTATCTTGTTTACCTAAGTCAATACCGTCACAACCTGCAACATAGAGATTTGCTTGCTTATCTGGTGGATTCCAGATAACCATTCCGTTTTCATCTTTCTTTGGAGGACATTCCCATAAAGGATGTTCAAGAATTTTAATTGTACCAGGTCCTTGTTGTGTAGATTGCCAAGTAACACCGTTTACATTTTCATGTGTATGTTGTTTTCCAGAAGCATAATTAAATTTAAGAACACCATAATCAAACTTAGGACATTGTTTTAATACACGAATACGCATCAATTGTTCTGCAATAAGAACTTTATTGAATTTGTTTTCACCTTCAAGTGCAAATGCTTCTTCTGCATTATAACAATACTCAGCACAGTGTTCAATTAAAGCTTTAGGATTTTTAATCTTGGATCTATCTAAATCTAATTGTTCTTTATAATTTTCCCATAAGCAATAACCTCTTTCATCTAATAGACGTCTTTTAACTCCATCAGAATCTTCACCAAATTCAGTTACCGCTCCAATATAAGAAGGAATAAAATATGAACTTTCAACCCAATCGCCTGTTGGTGTATAATTATGATAAAATGGTAATACATCGAAAGATTCTGGATCATTATACATATCCGCAAGGTCTGCGAGTGCAACACCTTTATCACCTCCAGTCGTTATGTTATCTTATAAGTTTTTTATCTTATAATTCTTATGTTTTGATTCACATAAGTCCAGCGTACATTTTCATTTAATTAATAAATGTCGGACACTCTTGGATATATTATATTCTATTATAAAATAGGTTCAATATCTACGCGTTACACTATTTAATTATATTATTAATTAAATTAGCACGGTATTCCCATCTCAGGATTCACCGTTTTTGCCCGATTTAAGGGCGGCAAAATCATTAATATAAATATTATATTTTCTGTCTAAATAAATATTAGAATTTTTATACATCAATTCAGCTGCTTTATTAGCTTTTGAAGTACTATAAGAAAGTCTATATGTTGCCTTATTACAATTAGGTTTTTGCATAATATAACCTTTACCTAAATATTTTTCAACTCCTTCTAAAAAATTTTTTGTTCCAACAAACATTAATGATTCTTCTAAATTTTTATTTTTATTACTATGTTGATAAACACCTAATGTACCATCACCATCAAAATAACCTCTTATAAAATCATAAATTAATTTTTTATCAGAAAAAATATTTTCATCAGGAAATGTTAAAATTAAAGATTTATTAGGAACACAACCTAATTTATACAAACTGTTCCATAAATGTTCATTAGTTAAAACAGTTCTTACAATATATAAAATCTTTCCATCTTTATTTTTATTATCTTTACTTCCAAATTGATGTGTTTCATAAACATTTAATCCTTTATCATAATTCATAAATTCGTTGAATTTTTTAAGATGATCTATATCTTTTAAAGATAAATCAAGTCCTACTTGATAAGATTTAGATGCTAAATATCCATCTGCATATAAAAAGCCAAGCCAATATGCTTTTTCTTCTGTATCTATAATATCAAAAATAGTATTATTAAATTTACATACGTGTCTTTTTATTTCTATACCTTTTTCTTTAAGATATTTACTTAATGTTTTTTTATTAATTCCGAATTTATTACTTATTTTTGCAATACTTTTATCACAATCTGGAGTATTGATATATTCTTTTATAGCTTCTTCTATAATTAATTTTTTTATTTGACTTTTAGATAAATTTTCGTTATTCATTCCAGTTATTTTTAGAATTTATAATTACTAATCTATAATATTTATTTAAGATTTATCTGGACGTTTACCGCCGCACATTCTTATACCGAATTTTTTACCTCCAATATATATTAAAGCTTTTCCTTTAATATAAGATTTACGTAAGGCTGTATTTGAACCAGCCTCTTCATATACTAATAAATCAACACGGTCTCCACGAATCTTAGCATCAGTATCTGCTACTACACCTTCAATTTGTGATTTCCATCCAACTTCAATATCTTGTCCGTTTTCTTTTTTATACCATGATGATTTTTTAAGATATTGTGTATTGTGTACTTGGGTAAGTTTAAACATACCTCCATTAGTATTATCATTGGTAAATGCTAATGCTCCCCAAGTTTTATTTAATGATTTCTCAAGATAATTTTTAAGTTGTGCTGTAATCATACAATTACTTTCTCTGAAGCAATTATAAATATTAGCACATATTGCTGCGTTGATCTCACTAAATCCAACACCACGTGCCTTCATCAAGCAAACATCCTTTTTAAGGATTCTACATATTTCAAAATAATGAAAGAATTCATACTAAAAGACTAAGAATTTTGGGAATACTGCAAGACGTCCACTACCAGCTTTTTCTACATCAATATCAGGTAATTGATAATAATTAAGATAATAGTAATTCGGACCTGTAAGTGTATAACCATTTACAGTATATCCTTCTCTACATCTTCTATATTCTTCATTCCAAAACTCATTATATATTTTAGAACCGAAAGGATAAGCACAGTATTTACCTGTTCTAATAAACGTATCACGAGCTACTGTAAACCATTCTGGTCTAAAGTCTAAACTTTTAGTAGCTGTGATAGGTTTATATCCTGTAAGTTCATATGATAATCGTTTATCGAAACGTTTAATATGTTCTGTTTTTGGAACATCCCATCCTGTAAATGGTTCTTCTATTACTTCTTTAATAACAGGTTCTTCATTTACAGGAGTTTCATTTTGAACTTTTTCAATTATTTCTTTTACTTCTTGTGGAACTTCAATTGGTTGTTTTTTAGGTCGACCTCTTTTCTTAGCAATACTTCCGTCTTTATTATATTTAATTTCAGTCATAATTAATAAGTAGGCATAAACCCTTCTGTAGCTCCAGCACGTATTTTAGATTTAGCAGAAATATCTTTCTTAACTTGATCGGTTAATGTTTTTAACTCTTCAAGAACTTTATCTAATGATGATATTTCAGCCATAATATCTTTTACTTTATAAATAGGTTTACCAGTTTGAGGATCACGTTCCTCTGGGTCTATGTTATTAAAGTAATCAATAAATTTATCTACTGTATTCTGAGCAGCTTGTAAAACTTTTATAGAACGTGTTGAATTTTGTATTTCACGATATTTTCTACAAGCTGCTCTAAATATAGGATCGTTAAATTCTTCTTCTGTAAGATTAGCATCTCTTAACGCTTCTTGATGTCTTTCTTGATTTGAATAATCGGCATATAAACTTTGCCAATCTAATGCTAACCAAATATATGTAAATTCTCTAAATGCTCTTAAATGTTGGATTCCTTCTGGATCTTCTTTACAAACATTTCTCTTATTATCCATTAAAGCGTGAAATTCATCAATAAGAATTAATTCGCCTACATTTAATTCAACTTGCCCTGTAACATTATTGTATCCAAAGATCTTTTCCATAAATTATTTAAAGAATATTTTACCTCCAAATTTATGTTTAGAAGTTAATTTAGAACCACCACAAGCTTTCTTTGCTTTTCCTCCATTACAAGCAGCTTGAACATCTGCTGGAGTATTTTGTTTAAAATATTGCTTCTTAGTTACTTTAGCACCTTTTTCTTGTTTAGCAATACACTTAGAACAAATCTTATTACCATTTTGATAATAAAATACTTCTGTTCCTTCTGGACACAATCCTTTTAGCTTTTTAAGATATTCAAGTTTTGCGCCATTCTTAGCTACTTGTGGCTATCCACCCTATTGTAATATTTGTTGAAATTCCATTAGTTCGTCCTCTAATTTAGTTTCACCGTTTTCACCTGGTGTAGATTGAAGTTGTTGTACTAAAGTATCAATGTCTTCAGTTTGATACTTTTCTGCAAGATACTACATAAACATTTCTTGCATTTGTTGTTGATCTGTTACTTGTCCTCCTTGTTGAAAATACTTAATCATAATTTAATAAGGTCTTTTGTATTAAACACTGCTTCTTGTAGTTCACCTTTATCTGTGAACCATCTACAACGAATTCCCATTAATCCGTTATCTTTAACATCTTTTTGATTCTTAAAGATATATGTTTCTTTTTTAACAACAAGCATAGTGGGCTTGTTAGGAATATCCTATTTCAAGCTCACTATATCTCCTGGCATAAAATAAATTTTACTTTCCATATTTAATTTCGTTTGGTATTTCATTAAAACGTTTGTTTAGTCCATCATTTATAACAGCTACAATACTTCGCTCAGAAATGCACATGATTCCTGTATTATAAAGAGGAACAGGAATTTGATTAGGACGAATATACATAACTGTATCACCTGGTTTTATGTATTTAACTTCAGGTCCAACTTCTACAACATCACCTACAATGATATAAGGTTCCTCTTTTTCCATCTTTCCAGATTCATGTGAAAAATCTTCTGGAATAAGACCACCTGTATCAATTATAAGTCCACCTTCTTTCTTCATTTTTTGGAAAGGGTTAGTT